GCGTAATACTATAGGTTTTTTCGCCCCATTCACGTAGTGATCTATATTATTTTTTTCTAGCCATTTTATTTGTTTGTTAGCGATCATATATCCTGTTAATTCTATCAGTTCTTTTTTTGTTAAATATATTGATTTCCCCATGTTTACACCTCTCTATTAACAATAATAATTCCTCTTGCTATCCCTTTGATGATTTTTATGTGCCCCATTATTTACTCCTATAATCTTTTCTCATCTCTCATCAACAAATAACACTCAGTAACTTGTTATATTTATTCATGTTTTAATCTTAAGTTATCAGCAAACGCTAGCGCTTTAATTTCGTTGATATGTTTTTGTGATTTGCTAATCCTCGAATTCCAAGCCAAAATCGCCTTATTTTCAGTATCTTTTTCGCAACCTCTTGCATTACAATCATAGCAAACCACAGCGAAACAAATAGCATCTCTGAGATGCTCGGGAAGATCTTCATTGAATCTATAATCAATCTCATCAATGAATGAATATTCGCTGCCACAAAACGGGCAGGGTTTTAATTGTTTTGTCATGAATTTTACCTTAAATATTTTCCCAAAATTGGGGGAGGGGATTGTTTATTATTTGTACTTTGATTCATCAGAATTCAGGAATCAAAGATTAAAAAATGCTCAATTAACTATTCTATTGCTCGTAAAATGTGTGCTATAACGTCAACTGTCCAGCCGTTGCCTAGGCATTTATAACGCTGTGAATTACTAATGCCTGCTGTGTAATTGTCCGGCAGAGTTTGCAAACGTTCGCACTCAATCGGTGTTAATTTTCTGATGTAGCCGTCTATTAAAATGCCGTGTTTGTCCTGCGCAGTTAACGTATAGAATTTTTCTCCATCACTAAATCGTTGCCCGTTCTGTCGTTTTTCTAGCCTGTCGGGAGTTATACATCCGAACAGATATTGCCCCATTTTAGCAGCTCCGCCGCCTGCATCACCGCACAGCGTTACTGCCTTGCCATGAATGCTGTACACTCGGTTTGCTTGACTATCAGAGCGAAAATAGCCGATTTTTCCTTTAATGACCTCTTTATCCAAAATTTGCAGAGAGCGATCGAATGGAACTTTATACGGCTGTAAACAATAAACTAACTGCCCTTGATTTTTATAGAAATACTCTCTATCAGTTGTTCGTCCAATACTTGATGTTATGCAATTAGATTTTTCTCTATCAACAGCAAAAACAATATGATTATTATGCTCCCACGATCGGCTGGTCAAAGTTGGGCTTTTATCTGTATGAAATCCGCCGGCGTTTTTTCCTCGAGCACGCTGTTGAATTCCAACCACTGAATCGAACGGTATTGCAATTTTCGAACCCTCTCCTTTATTTGTTGTTAATGTTGAGCTTTTAGCGGTGGTCACGGGAGTAACTACACCATTCATACCGCGTCCTGATGGATTACAATTAAATTTATATAACTCATTGCAATTTGTGATATCAATTTTTTCATGTACAACATCTTTTAATAAAATGCCTTTATCATCTGGCTGTTCTACACACCAATTACACCAATACAAACGTTTGCGATTCTGTGCTGATACTAACGCACTATTAATTAGAACAGGTTCAACGCCGACAATTGACGTTATCACACGCTCAAATTCTTTTTTCATTCTGACGTTCTCCAGTAAAAATTTGACATCAGGATTTAATGATCGGACATGCGATAATATTTCTGCAAATCTAAAAAATAATGCAGATCGTTTATCATCAAACGCTAGCTGTTTGCCAGCAAATGAAAAACCCTGGCAAGGTGAACCTGCTAATATTAAATCGATACTAGGCCAATCTATATCCCAATTTTCCCAGTTATTTATATCGCCCAATCTGATAATATCTGGGTAGTTATTCTGACTGACTTGTATTGCGTATTTGTCAATTTCGCTAGCGTAGTATTTTGTTACATTAATATTTGCACGTTCGAGCGCAACACGACCGCAACTGATGCCGTCGAATAGTGATAGTACGTTCATTGTTGAAACCTGTTGATGTTGAGCACTAAATAATCAGCGCAGATAGTTGTAATAAATTAGTTAGCTTACGGGGGCTAGATATAGCTTTTATTTTTCATCGATTCGAGTAAGATTTCCTGCATACTGCGTTTAGTTTTTTTACGCTGTATAACGTCTTCATCGACGGTGCCACGTGTGATAATTTCATAAACAAAAACATGGCGGTTATATCCCGATTGTGCTTGGCGGGTTGGTCCTATCCGTTCAAGTATCTGATCTGAACTTTCTAAGTTCCACCAATGTGCGAAGTAGACAAGAATGTTACCGCCGTCTTGTAAATTTAATCCGTGGCCTGCACTATCAGGGTGTGCAAGTAGTATCGGTATTTTGCCAGCGTTCCAATCCCTTATGGTTTTGGGGTCGTTATCTAGCAAACGGGCCTGCTTAAACGCTTTTAGTAACCTGGCTTTATCGTGTTCGAAGTGGTAAGCGACAAGTACGGGCATGCCATTTGCTTCGCTTACTATGCTTTCTAGCGCTTGGATTTTTAGGTCGTGTACTTCAGTAAAATTATTCCTGTCATCCGTGTAAATGGCGCCGTTTGCAAATTGCAGGCACTTAATCGTTTTTGATGCGGCATTCATTGCCTCTATTTCATTGTCACATATTTCTAAAAACATTTCGCGTTCTAGCTGTTTGTATTGCTGTTTTAGCTTATTTGGTAGATCAACATAAACGGGTGTGGCGATAGGATCGCTAATATCGAACCAATCTTTTGCTTCTAACGTAATGCAAACATCTTTAAGCTTTTCTTGTATTTGTTCCTGCGCGAATTCAGTAGGTGTAATTTTATAATAATCCCCGATAGGGATTTTGTTAAACCATCTATCGGTAAACGCACCAATTGTCCGCCCCAATCGTTGTCCACCATCTATAAACCAATTTTGACCCCACAAATCAATTAAACCATTCGGGGCAGGTGTACCCGTTAAATTTTGCCAGCACCGTACTTTTTTAAATGCTATACCTCGTAATGACGCAGCGCGGACACCGCCACCACGTAGCCGAAACGATTTTAGTTTGGTGCTTTCATCAGCTATTACTTGCTGAAACGGCCATTTATCGCCGAGTGTTTCGGCTAACCATGGTAGGTTTTCGTAGTTAGTGGTAAACACATTTGCGTGCCGGTTTTTTAGCGCTTGCAATCGCTGAGTAGGCGTCCCGACAATCGGCTGTATGCCAATGTTTTTGAAATCCCATTTACTTACTTCATCCGGCCATGTCGACTGGGCAACACGGAGCGGGGCAATAACTAAAGTGGGGGCAGTGTAATGTCCACACATATATGCGATATCTAACGCACATAATGTAGATGATGTTTTCCCCATGCCCATCCCCGCCCACGTATTACCTCGCGTTAGGTCGAGTTGGTGGTTTACAATCAAATTTTGGTATGGGCGGGGGGTAAAGGTTTTGTTAGTCATACAAAAATCTCACGTCGTGGGAGTCCAAAACTTCAACACGAAAACCTAACTTGCGTAAGCGTTCGTGCTCCCGTACTTGCCCTGATCTGGGTTTTTCCCCAGGGCGTTTACATTCAACAAAAATGACCTTTCCACCGGGTAGCATGACCAACCGGTCGGGTTTATTTATTCTACCGATTGGTGATAGCTTATAAGTTATCCCGCCAAGCGCTTCAACTTGGCGGACAAGGTTTTTTTCAATAACTGACTCACGCATATATACCCAACTTAGCATTCAGATCGTTAACTAGGACGACGGGAACCCCTTTAATCTCGGCGCACACTTCGCAGCCTTCAAGGAAATTTACCGAAGCTGGCCAAAACTTTTCAAGTTGTGCGGCAGTTCTGCAACTGTTTAATATTGTTTGTATATCTATCTCGAGATTATTTTTTTCTTCTTCACATTTTTGTGCTTCTTGAACTATTGCATTAAACTTGATAGAGAATTCGTGGTCCCCTGAAAAGCGTAGAAGTGTACTTTTAATTTGATATCGGGTTTTACCATCATCTGGAAAATATAAGTAATCTTGCAAGCCCCCAAACGCACAATAAATATAATCTCGTTCTACTACGTCCGTTGCGGTTGCGCTTTCGCTTTCGCTTAATCCCAAATAAAATGGCGATTTATGTACTATTTCTTTTAATTGCGCAGCGTATTCGGCTATGTTATGCCCTTCAGTTACACTGTCGTAAATGTCAACGGTTAATTGATATTTCATCGCCTCTAGCTCTTCTAACCGTTTTGTTACCGGAGCTGCGTTTAGTGCATTTTGTAAAATTTTAGCTTTAATATCTTTGTTTAGTCTGGTCATTTTGTTAATCCTTCTTATATCTGTAAGATTCAAAACCCGCAGCGGCAAGAGGTAGATCCTTTGCCCAGCAGGGCGGTGTTGATAACATTTGACTAAGATAGTCATGAGAGAATTCGGGTACATCGGGTGCTTCTGTAATGATTTCATCGTGCACTGTTAGTACGATGTTAAAACCTATTTCGTCAATGCACGGCATCGACCACGCCATCACATCCCTCGCAACGGCTTGTGTTATATTTTCAGTAATCTTTCCGCCGTAGGTGTTTATACGTTCCCATTTACGCGAATAGGTATTCAATCCCATGTAGCTGATTTTTCCGTTTTCATCGATACGCGCACCGGGGTAGCATAGATATCGACCCGACGGTAGTTGGATGCGTAGCCATGCACCGACTTTATCGATAACTAGTTTGTTGTTTATATGTGCGTTACTAATTGCACCAGTAATTACGGAACGCACTTGATAATCTAGCTCTTTCCAAAAATTAGCTATATTGGGGTGGGCTTCTCGCCAAGAACGTTTAAAGGCATCGCAAACTATGTAAGCTTTAGCTGACAGCCCGTAGGTGCGTTTATTTTTTTCAGCCCATTCGTACGCTTTTTTTGCTTCGTACCTAATTCGTTCATCTATACTAGCAACAGCTAAATCCGCCATTGTGTCAAGATCTATACCGTATGCTGTACTGAATGTGATAAATGCACCAACCCCACCTTCGTAACCTAACGCTAATTCCTGAACTTTACCTATTTGACGTTGGTCCTTGGTGACGCTGTCAGGGCTAACACCAAACGATTTGGCGTACGATAATTTGTAGAGATCGTGACCGTCGCCGTTATCGTAATCGTGGAAGGCTTTTATCTTCCAGCTTTCACCCGCAAGCCATGCCAGTACTCGTCCTTCAATGTTGGATAAATCCGAAACTACTAGCTTTTTGCCTTTGGGCGCACAAATGCACCCCCTTAGAGTGTTGCTGGTTAGCTTCATAATATTATCGGTTAGCAGGTCTGCATTGCCCGCTTTTATAGCATCAATACCTATATCGATTTCCCATTGCGATAAAGTGGGGCGCGTTAGATTTTGCGGTTGAAACCCTCTACCTGCCCAGCGTCCTGTGCGGGGTGCCCCCATAAATTGCAACGTACCACGTAAACGTCCATCGCTATTACATCGTGTTAATAGCGCTTTGTATTTGCTGGTGCTAGTTGTACTTGCTTGCTGTCTAACGGCTAGCAACCCTTTTAGCCCGTCCGGTAAATCGGGATCGCTTAATCGCCGTTCAATTGTTGATGCAGTTAAATCGTTTAACGTTATGCCGTATGCGCTAGTGATGTGCTTTAGCATTGCATCGCGTTGTGTTGCCGTTTGCACTTCGCCGGCTGTTATTTCGTGGGTTTCATCGGCTAACCGTTGTTGTTCTGAATTAATGCATTCAACGGCTTTTGTTGCTAGATCAACATCGATACACACACCACGGTCATTAATGCGCTGATCTAAATGCCAAAACTCTAATTCTGCACTACCTTCCTGCATATTCCAGTTAGGCATTTTTTTAACCACTTCCCGCATTGAAACGATATCTTGTTTGGCATAGTGTTTAAACTTATCCCAAGCTTCTGGATGGGTTTTACTAGTAGCTCTGCGGATTTTGCTAGTTTTCGGACGAGGTTTACAAAACAGTTGGACGAGGGTTTTACCTTCTTTATCTTTTGCCTTGTCTGTTTCGAGCTTGAATATACCGCACAAATCATCTAACCCACCTTTTAGACTATGCGCGTAGGCTATAACCATACTATCCCGCCAGCGCTCTGGCTTACTGATTGCGTCAATAATATCAGGTCTATCTTTTAATAAGTTACCGCGAGTTAATACGGTTCTATCGAACATTGAATTTTGGGCAAATAGCAGTACCTCGGGATTTAGTAGCAGGTTGATCACCTCTTGGGGTAACTTTCCGCCCTTTGTTAAATCTACAACGTAAACAGGGCCATCGTTAAACGCGTATTGAAATAGCATAATTTCTACTGTTTCAGCGTAAGCGTAGACACCTTTGTTAATCGGTTGTTCGTTGTAGGTTTCGGTGTCGAGATAAAGGATGTGGGGCATTACATTGCTCCTTAATTATGGGGTTTTATGCATAAAAAAACCGCCGAAGCGGTTTGTTAAAAAACTTTGATAAAATCAATGGATTTTCTGGCTATTTTTTAAGTAAGTCGAGGATCGGAGTATCTAGTCTTGATGCGTTTTCAATACCTTCAAGTACTTTTAATCTGTATAGAAATTCGTGGCTAAGTGTCGATAGTTCTTGAATTTTGTGAAGAAGTTTGATTGTTTCTTCTGCGTAAGTTCTTGCATCAGATTGTAATTTTCTGAACTGCTTAAAGTTAACACAATTATATCCGTCGATGTTTTTTACTTCTATGCCATTACTATCGCTAATCGCTAACCATCTGCCGTGTGCGGGGATGGGCGCTGTTTTAAACGGTTTTGTTTGAAAATAATTTTTCTGTGCAGCTAACGCTTCTTCGACTGTAGCAAAAGTACCGACAGATACCTCTTTTTTAAGAGACATATCGTATACGTACGCTCTGTAGGGCTTGTGTGCGCTTTTGTTGTGATAAACCATCTTTGGCAGAAGTTCACGATTAGGGGATATTGAGGTTGCGTTTGTCTTTAATGAATAGGATCCCGTTTTGCGGAGTGTCGGTAAAACTTCCTCAAATACCCAGTTTTGGAAATCTACGGCTTCTTTTTTATTACTTCTGAAAATTACACGATATAAATTTGGCTCATTTATGAACGTTACCTCTCTATTTTGCCCACCTGATCTGATATACATTTTATGTATACCAGCCTCGGACATATTGAAACGACTAGCATTGGCGTTTTTAACATTTAAAATATTAGTAACATCGGTAAGACAAAATAAAGGTTCATTATTTAATAATTGGATACGAACTTGAGATTGGTGAAAGTTAAAAATTGTTAAGTTTGACATACTATATCCTCTTGTTATTTTCGAATTAAACTCCCAACTTGTTTTATTTTTGTTCGTTGGGCGCCAAGAGGTTCGAAAACCGCAAGAAGTCGGCTGGAGTTATTCCCCGAAGGTATTTTATTCCTCGCCCTCTCGGCATAAATTTTGAGCATAAAAAAAAAAATCACACTAACGGGGCGATATATCCGCTTCTTGATAAGGTTTCGACACCTCTGCAAAGAATATACTACCAAATTGCTTTGGTAGTCAATAATAAAATAATTCAATGATGAAAAAACTAAAGGTGAATATTATTTATAGTATTTTTCTAAAATCTCATATAATCGAATAACCTTTTTCATTCTTTTTATTTTTTTGGAATCTATCACCTTATCGCTATGGTTGTTTTCACCATAAAATCGTATTAAAGTATCATCTGTATCCGTAAGGCTTTTTATATAATCCACATAGTTATTATCTGCTTTAAAATGGTAATATTCCTTTACTCCATATTTAACTTCACGATTAAAATCAATATTATTTTTTATGAATTTTTTATCATTTTGATAAATTAGAAATTTATTAGAAAAAAGCCAATCTTTTCCTGTGTACAAAACTCTTGTTATTAAAAGTAATTCTTTTCCATCTATGATTTTTGCAAACATAGAAATAGGTGGTGAATTTACATCCATTGTTAAGAAAAATGTGTTTTCAATCTTATCATATTCAAGAAAAATATCGTCTTTATTTAATATATTCAAAATCTCGTCTTTATCATTTTCATCTGTAATTTTTGACAATAATATTTGCGCATCTTTTAAACTGTTTCCAAAATATTTGGCACCATTAGATAGAACTACGCTAAATATTTTATCTCCTTCTGTTAGAACTTTATCAATTTTTATTGTATTAGATAATTTTATATTTGAGATTTCAGAAATTTTACCTTTAAGATTTTTATATACTTCATATTTTGTTATAAATCTATTTAAAGAGCCGTTAAACTTCGTGGTCTCACTAGGTAGTTGCCAGACATAATAATTTTCTCCATTTTGTAAACGCAATTGATAATATATCCAAGGATCACCTTTTATTTCTTTTTTTATATAGCTTCGCATTCCTTTATATTTATCGTATGGTAGCTTGACCGAAGATTCTGGTTTAGTGCTTTTATGTATATCCATATATCCATCATTTGCAACTGCATTAGCATTATTTTCATCAAAAATATATTCCTCTTTGCCATTTGGGTTATAATCTTGAGTCTTTGCGTTTGCAAAATTAATACTAGTTATAAAAACTATAAAAAAAATGCACAAATTTTTCATACCGTTTCCTTAATAATTAAATTTTGGTAAATGGTATGAAATTTAAGCTATTAAATCAACGATAGTTTTATACTCGAAAACAACCCTATAAAATTATTGTCAACAGTACACAATCAAGCGCACTCTATGAATGCGCTTTGTTCTGTACTAGACGCTAAACTCTTCTTCGTTATCGACGGATAGATCATCAAAATCCGCATCGGATGCAACACCACCGCCAGTGAACGCGTCCCCATCTTTATAGAATTGGACACCCGACAGAGATGCGCAAATACGTTTACCGAATTTGTTATCCATTGCCCAGATATCGATAAGGGCATAAACGTAACAGCCTGCATAAATCACGCCATCATCGGCTGTTAGCTGGGTTTTGTCTCGGTTGATAACGTATGGTCGTGTTTTATTACTCGCATTCAAGAAATAATTACCGACGAAGCCCTCTAAATCGGCTTTTAAATCGCCGTCTTTTAGACATGTCTTCAGTTCAGCTTTAACTTTTTTCAATATCACATCCGCTTTATCAGCCCATTTTTCTTTAGCTACTTGCAAAATGGCATTTTCAATATCTTTTACGTTAGGGTGATCTTTCGGAAAAATAAACGTTGCGCTAAATTGCGGTTCGCCTTCCCCGTTTACTTGTTCTGCTTTAAATAGCTTAGGGAATGCTAATCGTACTTTTTCTAATTTCACTTTCATTATTAATTATCCTCTTGTGTTAGGTCTGTAAAGTCGTCCGCTGGAGAGATAGCGGGGCGTTTGTCTGATTCGGGTACTACTGTGGGTTTGCCATCTGGGCGGGTTATGAGTTCTTCAAGTTTAGCGATTCGTTTATCCGAGCCTTTCAAAATTTTAATCGCTTGTGTTGGGCTAATAAGCTTGCGTGTGTACATATCATCTTGTTTTAAGCGAAAGCTTTTTAATGTGTTTTCAGCATTTTCTTCATCAACCCACGCACGGTTACCTTGCCTGCCTATAACAAGTTTAAATCCAGGTACGGAATTGCCTTGTTGTAATTCGGCTTGTACTCTTGTTTCCACGGCTTTGATCCAAGACTTGATTAAGTCAATCGCTTTAAACTTAGTTGCTAATACTGAGTTTTCTAGCTTGCTGACGTTTTCGATATCTAATTCTTCTAAGTTTTCAAAATCCGCTTCTATTGTTTTTGCAACGGTTTGCGCTAGCGTATCGCATTTGCCTGCTGCTTTACAGAATCGGCATTGCGATTCGCCAGCGCAAAAGTCGTCGGCACTTTGTGGGCCATTTAGATAAATGTTGTACGCAATACCCGCTTTTTCTTTTAATTGCTTGCCAAACTCTAAAAGCTCGTCGGGGGACAGACTAAATTCGGAGTAATGGTTTAATCGGGGTTGATGTATGTGTACCGAAACTTTACTAATTTCGCAGCCTAGGCTGTAGTAGTAATATGCGGCTAGGGCGTAAATTAGTAGCTGTTTGTTGTTTTCAGCACTAACCCTTACGCCCTTACCGTACTTTAGATCGTGTACTTGCAGCTCACCGTCCCCAAGTAAAACCACATCGGCGGTACCGAACGATTTTTCAGGTTCATAATCTGTATTCACGGTATTAATGTTGGTACTTAGATCCAACAGCTCGCTAAAATCTAGCTTTTGTTCAACATCAAAAGCTAAAACATTAGACATAGACGCTTTAATACCGTTTACCGTATCAACGTAACCTTGAATTGCGTCCGCCATTTCGTCATCGACATAGATGTCGTTTACTACGGTTTTCATTCCTAGCAAGCAATTTGCTTTTTTATTGAATTTAAAGCAATACTCAGCTAGTGCGTGCGCGGTGGTGCCTTCCTTTGCATACTCCGATGATTGCTCAGGCTCATCTTTACTAAGCCATAAAGACGCAGGGCAGTTAAACCACCGCTCAGCGCCGGATGGAGATATTAACGCATGGCTTGTCATATTATTTACCTTCTAGCTTATCAAGCTGAGCGTTAACTGCGGCGATAAAATCGGATATCTGGTCTTCTTTTAGCTCGCTTGCTTTACCAACTCTAAATTGAGCAAGTACTGCTACTGCACGTGTTCGTTCTTTTTTAGCTAAATCCATCAAGCAACGAATAGCTTCTTGTTTATCGGGTGCTTTTTCCGGCTGAGGCTCTGTTGGGGTTGGTTCCGCTTCATTTAATGGAAGGGCGTTTTCAGTTTTTTCTTGTCCCAGATTAGCGGTGATTTGTCCCATATTTTGGGTTAGTTGTCCCGATTTTTGCGGTGCTTGTCCAAAAACAGCAAAGGATTTTGATATCGCTTCTATCAGCTCACGCATTGTCGCGGTGTTTTCAGTGATTGCTTGTTCTAGTGACATTTCTTATACTCCCGATGATAAATATAAAACAATAAAGGTTGTGCAAAGTATAATAAGTAATATTGGACTCCACGTGGTTTGTGGTTGGGGCTCCCAACTTACGTGACGATTGCGTGTAGCCTGCGCCCGTTTTAATTTTTTAGCGTTTAAATCGATCATGTTTTATTTCCTTTTTAAGAAAAATTCATAATTAAAGTCACTCGATGAATGGCTTTTATATGAATTCTTTTTATTTATCGTGTCTTATTGCCGTTCATCCTGAACCCGCCAAGCACCCGACGCATGGTTTTTTAACAGTCGCGCCGTTCGACTATTTAGATTTTATATTCATAATTGAATTAAAAATCCGTTGTTGAATATATGTTATGCGACTATGCATTTAATGTCAATTCAAAAATGAATTATTTTTTTTGTAGTAAAAAGTAGAACCCGCAAAGCGGGTTGTTTTTGACGTGTTATAAAATGTTTTTTTTTATTTGTATTAGAAAAAGATGGTATGGGTCTTAGATGTATCACTCATTGCGTAGGCTTTCTTTAGCTATGCCTGCGACATAATGTATGGTTTCTATTTCATTTTCGGGTATATTGATTGGCGGGTGTTTTTCATTAATAGACACCAGAGTAACAACACCACTACGAGTGTATAAATAGGTTTTTACCATCACTTTGCTATCTGTTGTTACCACCAAAACTTCATCACCGGGGATATATCTGTGGTTGGGTTCGATAACCACATACTCGCCATTTTTAATCCTCGGCATCATTGAATCGCCTTTACATTTTAAGGCGTAAGCATCTTTATCTGTTGTTGGCCATGGGATGAAACCGTCGCCGGTTCCTACGGGGTATTCCATACCTGTCCAAAAGCCTCCATCACCAAGTTGGGCATTACCTAATATCGGAACCGGCGCCCATTTAAAACTCACGATATCGATTTTCGGCATGTTAGAGATATCCTTTTCAACTATATCAGATACTGTAACGCCGAAGTAGTCAGCTAACTGTTTTAAATTTGCATATTTGGGATCTTTAACTTCTCCGGCTAATAGCCTATGTAAAGTTGGTTGGTGTATTTTAGTTATTCTGGCCAACTCTGTAACGTTAGCGACCCCTTTTTCACGCATTAGTAATTTTAAATTATTTACGATTGTATCAATCATGACATAAAACCCCATTTATTAGCTATTTTTATAAAATAACTAATTTAATTCATTTATGAATATTGTAAAAGCTTTAAAAATACATTACAGTATTGTTTTCTATTCATTAGTGAATTGGTGACTATTGTGAAAAATCCACAAATACTACTAAAAGAAATTTTATCATTGGGCTTCACCCAAAATGAGATATCAATACATACGAAAATACCACAGCCGACTATTAGTAGAATACTAAATGATCCTACTTGTAACCCTCGCTGGCAAACGGTTGCAGCTTTGCAATCGTTTCTAGATACGGTTAACCAATTTGACGACGAGAATATCTAATATGGAAACAATATTTGGATCAACACCAGATAACTGGTTACATTTTGATTTAGCGCTAGGTTTGACGGAGGATTTATTGCCCGTCGTATCAAACCCTAATGCAGTTATATCAGAACACAGCACATTAAAAACGCTAGGCAAAACACCGTCACAGTACAATAGAAAAGGTAGGGCTGTTGGTTTCCCTAATTGGACAAACTATAAAGCTACATCAGCACAAATCGAAAATTGGGCTAAAAATAGCGATTACGGCATTTGCATACAAACACGTAACGTTCGCGCTATTGATGTCGACGTATCCGACCCAGATTTAGCGGAAAGCATAAAAGCGTATATTGAAAGTAATACACCAGAGGCGTTGCCATGCCGCTTTCGAGCTAATAGCAGTAAATTTTTATTTATGTTTGATATGCCCGGCGATTTTACTAAACAAATTATTAAGCTTGACGATAGTAATATCATCGAATTTTTGGCTAACGGGCAACAATTTATCGCGGTTGGCACTCACCCAAGCGGTGCACGCTATCAATGGCGTGGAGGTTTGCCTTGGTCTGTGCCTACGTTAACGCCTGAACAATTTAACACGTTGTGGGATTCACTGTCCGAAGCTTTCGGGGGGAACATGGTCAGTAATCGAGCCAATAAAATTAGGGATATATCAAAAAATCAAGGTGTTAAGTCAGACGATATTACGCAATATTTAGATAAAAATTGGAATGTTTTAGGTTTTGGCAAGTCTGGTGAGCGTTATATTACATGCCCTTTTTCTGAAAACCATACTACTGAATCCAGCGAAACCGCAACCGCCTATTTTCCGGCGGGAACAGGTGGCTTTGATCAGGGGCATTTTAGATGTCTACATGCGCATTGTTCGGATAAAGAAGATAGCGATTTTTTAGACGCCATCGGTTATCGCTCGCAAGATTTCGATGTTATCCCTACTCATGATGGCGAAGAGCTTTTACCTGTCTTTAAACGCGACAAAAGCGGAAAAATTGAGGCAACCATTAACAATGTATACCTTGCTGTTCAGCGTCCTGATGTTTGTCAGATTAATATTAAGTTTGATCAGTTCCGCGATGAGATTATGTTTACCCATGTTAATAGCGATCAGTGGCAAACTTTTACCGATGCGGATTACTCACGCTTGCGAATTGGTCTAGAAAAAGGGGGCTTTAAGCCGATCGGGCGTGAGTTGATACGTGATGTTGTTTTATTAGTTGCGGATGAAAATCCGTTTGACTCGGCCACAGAATGGTTATCACGCTTAAAATGGGATGGCGTGCCACGTATTAAAACCTTTTTATCTGATTACTTTAATGCGGAACCTTCAGAATATACAGAAGCCGTGTCTCTGTATGTGTGGACAGCGCTAGCAGGCCGTGTTTTACAACCAGGAATAAAGGCGGATATGGTACCTATTTTTGTAGGTGATCAGGGTTGTGGTAAATCAACGGGTGTTGCTGCGATATCCCCTAGCCCTGATTATTTTTGTGAAGTGTCGTTTGCTGAAAAAGATGACGACTTGGCAAGAAAAATGCGGGGGCGACTAGTTGGCGAAATAGGGGAGTTACGTGGGCTACATACTAAAGAGCTTGAAAGTATTAAGGCCTTTATCACCCGAACCCATGAAAACTGGATCCCCAAATATCGTGAGTTTGCTACCCAATTTCCAAGGCGTTTAGTCTTTATCGGTACTACAAATCAGGATGAATTTTTATCAGACGATACGGGTAACCGTCGTTTTTTACCGGTTAAAGTCGGCACTGCGAATGTTGAAGGTATTAAAGCCCATCGCGACCAACTGTGGGCGGAAGCTACGCAGATGTTTGCTGACAGCGGTATCCAGTTCACAGCGGCGGAGCAATTAGCGACAAGCGAACACGAACAATACATGATTAAAGACGCTTGGCAAGAAACGGTTAGCCGATGGCTAAATGAGCCTGATATCACAACAGGCGAAAAACCTATTGATAAAAAATATTTAACATCTAGCGAAGTTTTACGCTGGGCTATCGGGCTTGACCCAAAAAATATAGGTCGCCGAGAAGAACTAAGAATCAGTAAAACATTACAAGGTTTGGGTTATAAAAAGAAAGTTATTAGGGATAAAGAAAAACTTTTCAAAGCATTCGTTAAAGAAGAAGAGTAACAAAGGTAACATTTTTAAGAGAAGGGTAACAAAAAAATTTTTATAAATCAACATTGTTACCTTTGTTACCCTTGTTACCCTTGTTACCCTTATATATAAAGCGGACTACTGGAAAAGGACAATATATAAAACTACTGTATAAACTACTGTATAGTGTCATAGAGTTCAGGTATATATAGAAAAAGGTCGGTAACAAGGGTAACAAACGCATCTAAAAAAACAACACAAAGTCTTATTCAATAAGCTTTACGCGTTAGTTACCCTTCTTTAAAATTTAAGTATAAAAAGTTCAATTTGCGATTTTTTGCAAATAGGAGGTACAGGATGCAGAAAATAGATTGGTTTGTTGTCATCAGCGATTTACAACGAAACAAAATGCCGATGTCAAGATTGGCGAAAGATCTCAACGTTAGCGAACGGACGATATCTAACTGGAAGAGTGTAAGCGAACCTAGATTCTCAACGGGAATTAGAATAGTTGAATTATGGAAAAAAACAATGAACCGAACAGAATTGCCATGTATAAAAGAGGGAAGAAATGATTGAAACAAAAATTTTACTAAAAATGTGGGCTAATTCGGTTGTTGCTAGTGGACTACCAAATGCGAGCCGCCCAACGATATATAACGTACCGATCGCTAACCGGCAATATTTGTTGGATGATGAAGTCAATGAGGTAGAAAATGCGATGACTGAGCTTTTTAATGATAGTCCTGAAAGGCATAGCCTAGTAAAAGCGGTGTATATACATGACAAATCATGTTCTAGCATTGCTAAGGCATTAAATTGTAGAACCGACAAAATCACGGCGATGTTATCGGAGGCTGAATTTTTCATCCGCGGGCAGGTTATTAGCTACTTTAAAGGGCGATAGTATGAAAAAAATTGCGGATTTTAGGTAAATACGTTAAAAAGTCTTGATTTGTCCGGATATCCGTATAACAATATATGCAAATAGTGCGGTAGCACGCATTCAAATAAAGATACTTAAAAGAAAGCCTCAATTAAGAGGCTTTTTATTATAGTGATTTTCTGTACATTAAGATCGCTTCTTCAATGATCTTACTTTGTGATTTTCCAGTCTCGGCACTTAATGCTATTATTGCGTCGATAATCTCAATAGGCAATTTGTATCCTTTTGATTTTACGCCACGTTTTTCATCACTTTTCTTTTGAATTACAGCTCTTGATAGCGCCATATAATCACCTTGATTATTTTAAGTTAAATTGTTATATTTAAGGTCATCGGTAGGGCTTTCGCCCCACCTTTGATTGGTTAATAAACTGAGAAGCTCAAGCTTACTAAAACCAAGAGAAGTAAGATCTGGTACATCTTGTTTCTCCCTTAAGCCCTCGTCTTAGGTCGGGGGTTTACCTTATCAAGTCCCTTACTTGATGTTTATAATTATAGTCGCACCTACAATAAAAGTCAACAGTATTTATCAAAAAATATTAATTTTTTTTATAGATTTATCACCGAATAGCATTATTAAATGAAGCCGACGAAAGTCGGTTTTTTTATGCCCAAATTTTAACAGTCTCCTTCATAACATCTACATAATCTGGATTGCGTTACGTTGGGGCTTTCAAAGAATCGACAGCAAAGCTAGACACGCACACAACTAACATTTAGCTAGTACGCTGTCACCTTATTAACTCATATGAAGATATTTAACATGGAAAGATACTCATCACCGATATCTTATTTCTGGGGCGCTATATGCACGCTTTTAGGTGCACTTAGTTTAAATGATATTGCCATTATTGTCGGTATTATCTTATCAATAGCGACATTTATTATTAATTGGCTGTATAAGCGCCGAGATTTTTATCATAAAAAAAACTTGAGAGAGCAATACTATGCGAAATACCACAAAAATAGCGACGAGTGCGATTTGTAGTGTTTCGGTAATAATCGGTATTGTTATTACCAACTACTCAGATGACATAAGAACAAGTCAATCGGGTTTGGAAATAATCGGTAATGCTGAATCCTGCGTACGAGAGCCTTATTATTGCCCAGCTAACATATTAACGGTTGGCATTGGCTCAACGGGTAATCATATTGAACAAAAAATTTATACTGATGATGAGATAGCAAAGCGTTGGGTCGATGACATAAAAACGGCTGAACAATGTGTTAATCGCTATGCTAAAGGCTTTCATCTTCCCCAGTTTGTTTTTGACGCTGTGACCTCAATTACCTTTAACGTTGGATGTACAAAAATGCGAACATCAACAATGTATAAGCATCTGAATAACGGTGATTATAAGGCGGCTTGTAATGAATTCCCAAGGTGGAATAAAGCAGGCGGTAAGGTTCTGAAAGGCTTAGTAATCAGACGAGAAAAGGAGAAGGCGTTATGTCTATCTTATGCTTCATTATCGCATCAATAATGGCGGTTAAAGGTGTTAACGGTTGGGGGTGGTTTTTATTTGTCTCGTTATTGTTGAGTGATTCATCATGTTCAAAATATCAAAAGTAAATATATTATTGATTAGTATGTTGCTATTTGCGTTTTATCTAGCATATAACTGCTGGCAAAATGAAAAACTTGCTGTCGCAAGGGCAGATACAGCGGAAGCTAAGTATGAAGATTATAAGCGGGATAACAACGCAGTAAAACAAATCGAATTAAATATTATAGAGGCAATAAAGAATGGGCAAACTAAAACCGATGCTTTGCACAATGATATTGATAATGGTCTTGTCGAGTTGCGCGTCAAAGTCGAATCCGTCGAGCGAGATAGTACCACCACCAGCAATACTGCTAGCAAAGCCTTACGACTTGCAAGAGCTTCTCAACAAGATTATTACAATCTCACCAACGCAATCAGTTACAACAAAGCCATGATTGATGGTTGGCGAGAATACTATTGTAAAGAGATTGCGCCAAAAAACAACACGGAGTTTATGTGTGATTAGGTTAGCCCAATGATAAATGTATACAACAATCAACGATGGCGTAAAGCCAGACAAACATATTTGCAGCGCAACCCATTTTGTGTTATGTGTTTAAAGCAAGGTAGATATGAACCTGCTACAGCGGTAGACCACATCATCCCTCACAAACTCGAACAAGCATTAATATCGAAAGACCCGATAAAGATAAAGAAAGCCCAAAAGCTATTTTGGGATTCCTCAAACTATCAGGGCTTATGTAGTACTCATCACTCAAGCACTAAACAACGTATTGAGAATAGAGGAGTAGAGATAGGATGTGATGTGAACGGTATGCCTTATGGCGGACATTGGAGTAAAGAAAAATGAAACAAATTCAATTAGCTCATTTATATAAGAACGGTGAATTTTATGGTTATGGTATTGCGGTAGATGGACAACTTTTAACTAATCAAGTAGCTGTTAGTATCGAGACAAAACCCAATCAACCGCCTCGCATATATGTTGATTTTTACTTAGATAGTGAAGCGGTTAACAATCCGATTGATATTGAATTGGGTAAAAAAAGCTGGGGGGGGTAGGTAATTCCTCCAGCTAAATGCTTTGAAAACCACCCGCCTCCTTTCATTTTAACGCTAACCCGATTTTTTTAGTTTTTTAGGATTGATTATGGCCGCAAAAAAGAAAACACGCTCAGATAGCACAGCGGCGGTTATCAGGGCGATGGATAATGCCGCTAAAAATACAATTGAACCACCAGAACATGCAGGATTGGTGGCTAAAGCTCGTCCTTTCTGGGATGCTAACATTAAATCGAAATCGCTAGATTTATGGACAGATACCGACCTTATCGAATGTGCTGATTTATGTAATAACCAGTTAAGAATTCTCGAATTACGGAAAGAGTTAGCTAAGGAGAATAAAAAAATTGGCGAAGGTCGAAACACTAACGATATAAAGCGAATTGATAAGCAGATTACTGACTTGGGTCGATTAGTTGCTGCACAAAAAAGAAATTTGCAAATACATTCTCACGCAACAAACGGCGAATCACGAGATCAGGTTAATCACAATAAAAACGAGCAAGAAGCTAGAAAATATTTAGATAAACACGATGATGGCTTGCTCGCTACTCCTATACATTAAGGTGGAATATGACGAGAGGTGAAAAAGTAATTGCTTTTATTGAGCGATATTGCCGAGTCCCCGACGGCGAACACCTTGGTGAGCCGATGCAATTGGCTGATTTCCAAAAAAAATTCATTTTAGAAATTTACGATAACCCACACGGTACCCACACGGCATATCTCAGCATTGCCCGAAAAAACGGCAAAACCGGTTTAATTGCCGGCCTATTATTGGCACATTTAGTTGGTCCTGAAGCTGTACAGAATTCGCAAATCGTAAGTGGTGCAATGAGCCGAGAGCAAGCGGCAATAGTATTTGATTTGGCGGTCAAAATAGTAAATTTAAACCCTGAATTACAAAGAATTTTAAAGGTTGTGCCAAGTGGTAAAAGACTTTATGGTTTACTTTGTAACGTTGAATATAAAGCGCTAGCCGCCGAAGGGAAAACCGCACACGGACTATCACCAATTCTTGCTATTTTGGATGAGGTAGGGCAAATAGTTGGACCAAGAAGCGATTTTGTTGACGCGATAACAACGTCTCAAGGGGCGCATAAAGCTCCTCTCCTCATTGCAATTAGTACACAAGCGGCTAACGACGCAGATTTATTTAGCGTGTGGCTTGATGATGCAAAAAACTCTAACGATCCGCATATTGTTTCCCATGTTTATTCTGCTGAAAAAAATGCTGATGTGTTGGATGAAGATGCTTGGAGGGCAGCAAATCCAGCTCTTGGTCTGTTTCGCTCTTATGACGACATGAAGCGGCTTGCTAATGCTGCTAATCGAATGCCGAGCGAAGAAAACAAGTTCAGAAATTTAAACTTAAATCAAAGAGTATCCGTCGTTAGTCCTTTTGTATCTCGCAATGTTTGGGAATCTTGCTCAGCTAAGCCAACGTCCGAGGATGTTGTTAGCTTTGCTGGACTTGATTTATCACAAAAAAACGACTTAACCGCATTCGTTGTTATATCAAAAACAAGTGACGGTCAATGGAACGTTCATCCCTATTTTTGGGCAACAGAAGTGGGCATACATGATCGTTCAAAGCGGGACAGGGTGCCGTACGACGTGTGGGCTAAACAAGGTTACTTAAGAACAACGCCACGGGCTTCTATTGATTTTGAGTATCTAGTTAAAGAACTAGATGAAATTATCCAAGAATATAACATTTCTGCTATCGCTTTTGACCGATATCACATTGACTTTTTAATCAAGGAATTTGAGCGAATTAATGCCAACCCACCGTTAGTTAGGTTTGGGCAAGGCTTTAAAGATATGACGCCTGCCTTGTCGATTTTAGAAGATGAACTTTTAAATGGAACTATCAGACACGGTAACCATCCAATATTAACTATGTGTGCTGCTAATGCTGTTGTTACAAGGGATGAAGCGGACAATAGGAAGTTCGATAAGCACAAAGCAACAGGGCGAATAGATGGAATGCAAGCGTTAGCTATGGCTTTTGGTGTAACAAATAAAGAAGATGATAGTACGGACATATCTTCTTTTATTAATGACCCGATCATGGTGCTTTAATGAGAAATAAAAACGAAAAAGGCTTTATTAAGGCCGCATTATTAAAATGGCTTGGCGTTACGCCGGAAATGACAGTAAAAACGGCATGGTCTGATTATTCAGGGAATTCCAGAAGCGGACAAAACGTTAGCGTTGATAGTTCATTGCAGTTATCCGCGGTGTGGGCGTGTGTAAAATTGGTATCGGAAACGATATCGACGCTACCTTTAAAAATTTATGAGCGAAATAACGACGGTTCAAAACAACTTGCCATTAATCACCCAGTATATCGAATTCTTTGCAAACAACCTGCTATAGACTTAACACCAGCAAGATTTATGCAAATGATCCCCGCTAGCATTTGTTTACGGGGTAATTCATTTTCTGAAAAATTAATGTTTAAAAAAGAGCTTGTTGGTATACGTCCCTTGTTACCGCAGTACATGAAAGTCGGTAGTGATGATTCTGGAAGAATAACATATACATATTCAGATCCTGTTACTAATACAGAGAGGAATATACCACGTGATCTAATAATGCACATTCGAGGGTTTGGGTTGGATGGTGCGGTAGGGTTAACACCAATACAAGTTGGGGCAGATATTATTGGATCTGCGTTAGCAACCAACGAAGCCGCATCAAATGTATTTAAAAACGGGCTTCAAAACTCTGGTTTTATTACATCAACACTGCCGTTAAATTCAGAGCAACGCCATGCAATCCGTGAAAATGTTCAGCAGTTCGCTGGCTCTAAAAACGCAGGTAAGTTAATGGTTCTTGAGGGGGGATTCGACTATAAAGCGATCACAATCAACCCAGAAACAGCGCAATTGTTGCAAAGTAGAGCTTTCGGCATTGAAGAAATATGCCGATGGTTTGGGGTCCCGCCTGTGCTAATTGGGCATATGGAAAAACAAAGTTCTTGGGCGTCAAGTGTTGAAGCTCTTTATACTCAGTTTTTGATAACAGGATTAAGACCAACTCTGGTTAATATCGAGCAAGAAATTTGGCGATGTTTGCTAGATAGCGATGATCGTTATTTTGCTGAGTTTTCTGTTGAAGGGTTGTTACGAGCTGATAGTAATGCGAGAGCCAATTATTATAAACAAGCTCTTCAAGATGGGTGGATGAACCGAAATGAGGTTCGGGCAAAAGAAAATCTTCCACCTATCGACGGCGGAGAAAAATTCACAATTCAATTAAATATGACGACCTTGGATAAGGTCGGACAATCTGAGGAATAATTATGCCTTTTCAATTGAATCCAAGCATTTTGGAAAATAAGCCCTGCGCAGAATACAAAATAACACAACGCGCACTAAATAGATGGAATCCAAATATCCAAGCCAAGACAACGGACAATACAATATCAATTTATGATGTAATTGGTGAGAATCCGTGGAGTGGTGACGGTATAACAGCTAAAACAATAGCTGGGATTTTAAAAAACCTTAATAACCAAGATGTGATTGTCAATATTAACTCCCCCGGTGGTGATATGTTTGAGGGGATATCAATTTATAACATGCTTAAGCAGCACGAAGGAAAGGTTACGATTAATATTGTTGGTATCGCTGCATCTGCCGCATCAATTATAGCAATGGCTGGAGATGAGATAAAAATTGCCAAATCTGCATTTTTAATGATTCATAATTGCAGTGTTGTTGTGGCTGGTAACCGCAATATTTTGGCTGATACAGCTAACCAATTAAAGCCTTTTGATGAAGCTATGGCAAGTATCTATAGTGATAAAACTGGCAAAAATACTGGCGAAATACTCAAAATGATGGATGAAGAGACATATATTAATGGCTCATCAGCTATAGAACAAGGCTTTGCAGATGGTTATCTTTTATCAGATGAAATTCAGCAAACTGACAATAAAACAAAATCAATGCTAAAGCAACTTGATACATTACTTGCAAGGTCAGGAATGACGCGAAGTGAGAGGAGAGTCCTTTTTAATCAAATTAAGGGTACGCAAAACGCTACCGATTCAGACACGCAGAACGCTGTCATCACGGCTTTAGCCGATATTCAAAAATCAATAAAAAAATTAACTGGAGAACTATAATGTCTGAAATATTAGATATGATCAAAGGGTTACAAGAGAGTATTGAAAAAGCATCCAATAAACTTGATGTAACCGCAGAAAACGCACTAAAAGAAGCTAAAGCCGCTGGAGAGCTTTCATTAGAAACCAAAAACAGTGTAGACAAGGCTTTTGTTGAGATTAACGCACTGCGTGAAGCGGAGAAAACAATAAAAGCTTCAGTTGGCGAAGTTAAGCAAGAAATTGCAACAATGCCATTAACTACTGCCAAAAAAGTAGCTTTAAGCGCAGGTCAAATTGTTACATCATCTGAAAATGTAAAACTATTTGCTTCAAGTGTTGAGGGTGGCAAACGTGTTAGCATTCCGGTTCAAGCAGCATTAACGTCAATCGATGTACCAAGCGGGGTTGTTGAACATCAACGATTATCAGGTATCGATACTTTACCAAAACAGCGGTTATTTATTCGTGACTTGATCGCTTCCGGTAAAACTAAATCACCAGCAATTTTTTGGGTTCAGCAAACTGGATTTACGAATAATGCGGCGGTTGTATCTGAAAACACAACAAAGCCGTACAGCGATATTAGCTTCGGCACAAAAGTGACACCAGTCACAACTGTGGCACACATGTTTAAAGCATCCAAACAAATCCTTGATGACTTTGCACAATTGCAATCAACGATTGATGCCGAAATGCGCTACGGTTTGAAATATGTTGAGGAACAAGAGATTTTGTTCGGAGATGGAACAGGTGCGCATCTGCACGGTATTGTCCCGCAAGCATCTACTTTTGCGCCATCATTTGCTCCAGAAAAACGCACACCAATTGATGACTTACGTCTTGCGATGCTTCAAGCTCAACTTGCAAGATTACCGGCCTCTGGGCATGTTTTACACTTCTCTGATTGGACTAAAATAGAGTTAACCAAGGATTCAAATGGTGGTTACATTTTAGCAAACCCAACAGGATTAATTGGTCCTACACTTTGGGGATTGCCAGTAATTGCAACAGAGCTTGCTGCATTTGTTGGTAAATTCTTAACGGGTGCTTTCTCGACGGGTGCACAAATTTTTGACCGTGAAGACACCAATGTGGTCATTTCAACCGAAAACTCTGATGATTTTGAAAAAAATATGATTTCAATTCGTTGTGAGGAACGTTTAGCCCTTGCTGTAAAACGTCCTGAAGCATTTATTTTTGGGTCATTTGGAACTGCGATTTCATCTTAAATTCAATGCGGCAGAAATGCCGCTTTTAACGGGGGTTAACATGAAAATTAAGTTACTAAAGCCGTTGTATTTGAACAATCATGTCGTCCTTGACGGTGAAGTATTTGAAACATCAGACTTACACGGACGAGAACTTATCAGTAAAGGTTATGCACTTGTAATAAATGATAAAGATGAAGCAGACTCTGATAAAGTGGTAAAAAACTCATCTAAAAAGAAAAAGTAGGTAATTTATGATTGATTTGGTAACAATCAAGCAACATTGCAATATAGAGCCTGATTTCAATGAAGATGATAATTTACTTAATATTTATATGAAAATGGCCGCTCAATATGTCAGCAACGTAACCAGGAGAACTTTGTATCAATCCGCTGATAGCGATGAATACAAAAATGACCCAAGACCGTTATTAATCAATGAAATAATCACCGGTGCGATGTTACAGTTGATTGGTCATTGGTATGAAAACAGAGAAGCTATAAATATAGGTAATATTACGTCAGAAATACCTATAACTGCGACTATGTTATTGCAGCCCTATATAATTTATGGGGTTTGAATATGAGATCAGGTCGATTACGAAACAGAATAATCATTCAACAGCAAGTTAGCCGCAAAGATGAACTGGGTCAACTAGTTAACGAATGGGTCGATATTTGCACTGTGAGAGCTGAATTACGTGATGTATCAGGAAAAGAATATCAAGCCTCACAAGCAGAACAGACACTAACTGATTGCAAAATCCTAATTCGGTATAGAAACGACATTACTGCTGATATGCGAGTGTTATGTAACGGTATTTATTATGATATTAAAGCGGTGCTTGAAGATGTGAAAAGAACTCGGTTAGAGTTAATGTGTCAAAAAGGTGCTCGCTATGATTAAACCAACACTGGCAATTACAGGGTTTAAAGGGCTCGAAGCTGATTTCAAACTACTGTCAAAAGCCGAGCAACGAAAAGTTTCAAAAAAGGCTGTACGTGCTGGTGCTGTGGTTTTTCGTGATGCGATTCGTGCAAGTGCTCCTGTTCGAACTGGACGGCTCAAAAAATCGGTTTCAGTTGACGCAGTGCGAGGTAAAAACGCAACTGCCGGAATTAAATTTAAAAAAATACGAGTCGTTAAAAAGCTGAAAAACGGTGAAGGCTATGTAGTGAAAAGGTGGACACCGTTCTGGTGGTGGATCTTAGAAAATGGCTCATCGAAAATGTCAGCACGTCCTTTTGTGCGTCCTGCATTTGATGCAAATATAAAAAAAGCAGAAGATGCGGCATTTGAGCAGTTTTTAACAGATATCGATGAGATTTTCTCAAAATGATAGAAATTAAAATTAATAACGTACTAAAAAGTTTGTGCGAAGGCCATGTTAGCCCATTAGTTGCACCTCACGGTACTAGTCCACCGTATTTGTGTTATACAAAAATATCGGAAACTTACGACGATGTTATGAGTGGCCAATCATCTGTTGAGTATTGTTTTCAAATCGATATCTACGCAAAAACACTGCTCGAAGCTGAAACTATTAAACAACAAGCGTACGAAAAACTGAAACAATTAAAACCATTCAATATTACTAGTCGTCAAAACTACGAATCAGAAACTGAGCTATATCGCTCAACATTAGAATTTTTCATTCAATAATTACCTATTTAACCATTTTTATGCCGCTTAACTGCGGTTTTTTATTTTGGAGATATTAATATGGCAGAAGTACAAAGTGAATATACCAAAACAAGGGATGTTGGTGTTTTTGTTAGTAAAGATCCGTCCCTTAAATTTATTGCGCAGTCAACAGCAAAGCTTAGTCTAGAATGCACAGTAACTGATTACTCAATGACAGCGCCAGAGGGCGAAGAAATCGACGTATCGACACTTTCCTCTATCACAAAAGAGACTATTAGTGGCTTACCCGCGGAAGCGGCGGTATCCATGAATGCTAATTTTGTTATCGGCAACGCTGCACAGCAAGTTTTACGCAAATCGTATGATACTGGTGATAACTACGCATTTCAGATCAAATATGAGGACGGTAGCTCAATCGACTGGATTGCGCGTGTAACTAGCTACGAATTTAAAGGCGCAAAAAATGGTGTTGTAACAGGTTCATTTTCATTCAAAGTGAAGGGCAAGTTTGTTTTTAATGTTTCACCAGCCAATTCAGGACAAAAATAATGAATTTAAAACAAATTATTACAGCAAAAAACTCAGGCTTTCGCACAAAAAAAATTCATGTTAGCGAGTGGAACGTAACGGTCACTGTTCGTGAGCCGTTACACACTGATTTCCATCGATACATTAAATCAATTAAAGATATTACGGAAAACGAATCACTAACCGATCACGAAAAAGATGCGCTGAATATTAAGGCGGAAGCAACGCTATTTTCAGCAATTCTACTGGATGATAATGGCGATTTAGTTTTTTGTGATGGTGTCGATGATTTAGTTGAAAACTACGGGCCAATTCACACTCGGCTAGTTAATGAGGCAATTAATCTGCTCGGTTTATCTAGTGAACCAATCGCCGATGCTGAAAAAAAGTAGAAAGCGATCCTGAGTTGTTTTTTAAGTTAAAACTTGCATTAAGGCTCGGTAAAACTCTTGCCGAGCTTGAACAAACGTTATCAGCTAGAGAGTTTTACTACTGGGTCGCATTCGATAAATTAAATCCAATAGGGGATGAGCGCCACGATTGGCACGCCGCACAAATAACTTCAAGCATTTATCGATCACAAGGTGCAAAAGTCGAGTTTGATGATTGTTTACTTAAATTTAAAGAAGAAAAGAAAGAGCCTGTTAGCATATTTACGGCTTTATCTAATTTACTGGGGAAATAACTAAAATGGCAACATTGCGAGAATTGGCAATCCGAGTTACTGCTGACTCATCATCGTATCAACGAGAAATGAATCGAGCATCACGGCTTGGTACAGATTATTACAAAACAATGGAAGAGCGCTCAAAGCGTTTTGATGCATACATTGCTAGCAATAATCGCTCAGTTCAAGCAATGAATGTTCAGTTAAGTCAATTGAAATCCTCAGCCGTGGGGCTGGCTACAGCGTTTGTCGGCGGTTTTGCCTTTACTAGTATTGTAAACATGGCTGATGATTGGGGACAAATGGCTGCTCGTATCAAAATGGCTATAACGTCTGTTGAGGGTTCAGCTGATAATTATGAGCAAGTACAGGGTCGTTTGTTGGAAATTAGTAACCGCAATGCTAAAGCCATCGAAGATTCGCAAGAGCTGTACGTCGCCACAGCATCATCAATGCGGGATTTGGGTTATAGCACAAATGACACGATCGACTTTATAGAGGCGATGTCAAACAGCTATACAATAAATGCAACCTCTGCTGATAAAGTATCAACCAGCATTAACGCAATCACTAAATCGATGATCACCGGCAAAGTTAGCAGTAACGACTGGAAATCGATAATGGCATCTACGCCGAATGTTGTTACAGCTCTGGCAAACTCAACGGGTAAAGCCGAAGTCGTTATAAAACAACTTGGGATGAGCGGTCAAATATCAATGCGTCAATTAGCCGATGCAATGATAAAGGTGAAAGACGAAACGGGCGCCATGGCGGACGGCATGGGTAACACCGTAAAAGATGGTTTTACTCAAGTTTCAAACAGCTTCAAATCGTTAATCGGTGAGATAAATAGCAACATGGGGATTACACAAAGTGTTGCTAGTGGTTTGAAAGTCGTTGCGGATAACATTCATCTTATTGTTGGCGCAGGTGCGGTTTTAACAGCGGTGGGGTTATCTCGATATTTTAGCGGACTTTCGCTATCTGTTTTCAATGCAACAAAAACAACACTAGCAAATCGAACAGCACAAATATCTCAAGCCCAAGCACAACTAGCAGCTGTTAAAAGCTTGCAATTAAAAGCGGTTGCAGAAGTAAATGCTGCTCGATTTGAAGCGCAACGTGCTGTTGGTTTAAAAGCCAATCTTGTTGCGCAAAATAATTTAACAGCAGCTATTAATCGTCAAACACAAGCAAATAATGCGCTAGCTGCCGCACAAACAAAGGTGAACGCGCTAACTAGCAAGTTTAATCTGTTATCACGAGCCGGCAGTGGTTTGCTTGGCATGCTCGGTGGTCCACTTGGCCTAGCTACAACATTGTTATCAGTGGGCGCAGGCTTCTTAATGATGGGCGACGGCGCAGATAAAGCTAAGAAGCCGATCGAAGAATTACAGCTACCCGTTGATCAACTACTCGCTAAGTTTAAAGAACTCGACAAATCAAGACAGTTAAACATAACAACGGGACTACAAGCAGAAATCGATATTAATACTAAAGATATTGATATAAATATTTCTGATATTAAAGATAAATTAACGGATAAATTAACTGACATTTTACCCGCTGGATATTCGGGTGTGACGCTTTATTTGTCACCATCTAATAAACAAGCTATTGATGAGTATGTGAATGAAATTGATTCGCTCAAAAATAAGCTAAAAGAGGGAGAAATAACATCAAAAGAATTTGGCGAGAAGCTATTTGAAGCTGGGCAGAAATTTACATCAGCAACAGCAGGCGGCGAACAATTCAAGACACTAATTGGGAATATTACTACTGCTCTGTTAGAAAATGCTCAGAAGCTAGCAGAAAACAAAGAAAAAATGGATGCGGTGGGCAAAGCCTCGGCTGAAACAGCTAAAGAAGTTAAAAAACTTGATGTAACTGATTTTCCAAATTTAGAAAATCAACTTGGCGTACTTAGTCAGCAACTTGATGTAAACAAAGTTAAGTCAGAAAGTGGAGCAGAGGCGGCATTTGTGCTTGCTGGTTTACAACGTGCTGCCGGAGATGCAGCTATTGAACACGCTGCTGATTTAATTGCGTTAGCAAAAGGTCAGGAGCTAACTGGCAAAATGTCAGAAGAACTAACTGAAAAGCTTAGATTATATACAAAAAATCTACGTGAAAGCTTCAAGCTACAAGAGAGCTTCAAACACTCAAAAACGATCAAGAGCGCAGCAGAGCTGTATAAGTCGCAGTTAGACAAACTAAATAGTCAGATCAACGCTTACACTGATATCACTGAGCTACAAAAAATCCGCAGGCAATTAGTCGAAGGGGAATTAAGTAAGCTAACTGATATCCAAAAGAAAGCGTTAGAAGCAAAAGCTATCGAGTTAGATAAGCTAAATGCGCAAAAAGAATATAAATCAATAATGGATTCTTTGCGCACTCCTGCTGAGCAACAGCTAGATACTTACAAACAGCATTTATCGATTATCGAAAAAGCAAATCTATCACTAAAAGAACGTGAAGAAATGCTTAATAGAATGGCTAAAAAAGCAGCTGAATCTGCTCCAACATTTAGCTATCACAACTCTTACAGTGGTTTGGGTAGTGATTTACTGAATGTAGCAGAAGACGAGAAAAAGCTACGAGACTGGAATGAGCAACAGCTACAAATTCAAAATGACTTATTATCAAAAAAGCTAATTAGTCAGCAAGAATATGCAGATGCTGTTGTTAACATTGAAGACACAATGAAAAAAAAACAAGAGGAACTGCAATCTGCGTATAAACTTGCAACTCTTGGTACGTTTTCGACATTAACTGGCTCTATCGCTGACATGTTTAAAGAGACAGCGGGTGAATCATCAGCAGCGTACAAGGTCATGTTCTTGGCAAGTCGAGCGTCGGCGATAGCGCAGGCAACCATCAGTACATTAGTGGCAGCAAATAAAGCAAGAGAAATCGGTATGCCGTATGGAGAAATTGCAGCAGCGACGGTTATGGGTCTTGGAATGGCTAATGTTGGCATGATCGCAGCTCAAACAATTTCAGGGATGGCGCATAGCGGTATTGATAACATCCCAAAAGAGGGTACATGGTTACTAGATAAAGGGGAGCGTGTAGTTGACGCACGAACAAATGCTGATCTAAAAGATTTCCTGCAAACATCGAATAAATCAGGTGGCAGTATTACTGTTAATGCGCCAGTAAATATCGGCGATAGTGGTTTATCTGATGAGGACGGAAAACAATTAGGTAAAAACATAAAGGAAGCAATCCGTGCGCAAATTCTACATGAGCAGCGCCCGGGAGGTTTGTTAAATCATCGTTGATCTAATGGACAAAATTTCATACCATTAACTTAAATAATTATTTAAGGAGAATGGTATGAAAAAAATAATCTTTTTAAGTTTATTTGGCTTGGTTTTAACCGCTTGTAGCACTGTGAAGTATAATTATGTAGCTGAAACAAAACAAATAAGCTATCCCGATTTGAATGTTGTTACAAAAACCTTTATTGGCGATGATATGGTTAGACAGGGTACAGTAGCGTCAAGGGATGTTATTTATTTTCCTCAAACTACAGTTGTTAGCAGGGGGGTGGATTTTACTATTCATGCAGGAGAATACCCTAAAGTAGGTGAAGATCAAAAGTATCTGTTTTTTGGTTTAAATGAGTTAAATTCTGGAGTAACAGTGGGAAAATCAACCTTCGCTGATATACCTGTAGGGATTAGAACTAATAAAAAAGATAACGATCTATGTATTGTTACGGTTAGTGGCGGTTCTTTATGTAACGGCAATTCTTCATTTTCGTACCAAAAGAAAAATGTAACTTACCAAAACGCTTTCCAGCAGATACTAATCTATAACGGTAAAGTGGGGAATAAGATTAACATCGGGTATAAAGAATTTAATAAGGATTTTTCTCGCCCTGCATTTTCAAATAATGTTGAATATGACTTATCGGACTCAAAAATTATAAGATATAAAGGTGCAGAATTAGAAATAATAAAAGCAACTAATCAATTCATTGAATATAAAGTACATAGCAATTTCAATCTGAGATAAAAAGCCCGAGAGGGTTTTTTATTCAACTTTAATGTCGAGTTCCTTGTGTGTACAGGTGTAATTTAATCAAACCCTCTTAGAGGGTTTTTTATTGGTTATTTTTTTTTGAGGAAAAATGGTTCTAAGTTCTTCTACTCCAGAAGTTATATGATTCAAAGCTCGCTCCGCCGCATAGGTGGTTTTTATTAAAAATCTAATTGTTCAGGTTTGATTTGTAGCGCTTCGGCAATTTTAATCCGCGTTGCTTTTCTTAGTTTTTGGCTTTTTTCATATTGAGAATAAGCCGATTGACTAATACCTATTTTATTTGCAACTTCAACTTGGGATAATTTCAAATACTCACGCCATGCTTGAACTGGAGAATAATTATTATCAAAAACCATGTTAACAACTTCGCTTGGTACACCTGCTTCAACATCGATTGCTTTTGCGTTTGATAGCTCTAAGTATTGATTGTAGGGCATAACCACAAATTGTGGCTGTCCGTGTTCATTATTAATAAACTGTATATTAGTAAGTGCGTTCATCGCGTTTTTTCACCTCTTCAATAGAAACAATATGAATAGCACCATCAAAATTAAAAAACACTCGATAGTTACCCACTCGTAATCTGTACTGATATTTATGATTAGTTAAAGACTTTACATTAATACAATTCGGCATGTTAGCCAGTTCATCAATTTTATTACGGATTAAAGCATTGCCTTGAATTTTACGTAACTGCTTTAATTTGATAAATAATTTTATTCATTTTGTTGTTCTAACTAATCTTGATATAAGTATTATATAAGATATATAAGATATATAAGTTTTAGTAAATAAAAATATAAGTAAAACACAAATAAATTAGTTTAATCATCTGGAGAAAATCATGGAAACATTTCACTGGCCAGTTGCGCCAAGTATGAGTGAAAAAGCTGAACCGAAGATAAAAACCATTAAATTCGGTGATGGCTATGAGCAACGAATTCGGGACGGCATTAACAACGATCTGCGCTCATACAGTGTCACGCTAAAAGTAGCACGAGAAGATGCGCAACACATCAATGACTTTTTAACACGGCAGGGAGGGCTTCACGCATTTAAATGGATAGAGCCAAACTCGCACAGATTGATAACAGTTAAATGCCCAAGTTGGACATCTAACGTTATGAACACAGCAACAACAATAACCGCAACATTTGAAGAGGTAATCGCATGATTCCTAAAAAAATGCTACTTAATATCACAAAAATAGCACAAGATGCGATTATTGACCTGTATGAAGTCGATTTAACGAAGATCGTGGGTAATAAAACGATATTTCGGTTTCATAACGGATTAAATGAGCTGAGACGCCCGATAACATGGCAAGGTAATATTTACGAGCCATATCCTATTAAAGTTGATGGTTTTCAAAAAAACGGGCAGGGAACTAGTAACCGTCCGACGATGAGCGTTAGTAATGCCATGGGCTTTATTACAGGCTTAATCGCCGATTTTGACGGCTTACTTGGCGCAGTTGTCACCCGCCACGAAGTACCAGTTAAATACTTAGACGCTGTTAACTTCGAGAACGGAAATCAATATGCCGACCCGTTTTGCGAAATTATCTCAAATTATGTGATTGAACAAGTCAAACAACAAAATTCAATGGTTGTTACGTTTGAATTAGCGTTACCGTGTGAGTCAGACGGGGCATTAATTCCAGCCCGTGTCATTATTGCCAATACCTGTAGCTGGATATATCGCTCATCAGAATGTGGCTATACTGGAGGACCTGTAGCTGATGAATTTGATAAACCGACTAACGACATCACTAAAGATAAATGTAGCCGTTGCCTGAATGGCTGTAAGCTTCGTCATGGCCAACACGGTATTCTTCCCTTTGGTGGTTTTCCAACTGCCGCTAAACTCTCTTAATTAATCATGAAAACACAAATACTTAATCACGCTAAACAATGCGGCTTGGCTGAGTGCTGCGGATTTGTTATTGATAATAAAACATATCTACCGTGTAAAAATATCTCACCGACATCGACAGAGACATTTGAAATTGCGCCAGATGATTGGATTCAAGCCGAACTGCAGGGGGAAATAACCGCAGTTGTTCACTCTCACCCCGACGGTTTGTCCATACTCAGCCAAGCCGACCAGTTTTATCAGCAACAAACAGGATTAGACTGGTGGCTAGTTTGTGATAACAAAATTCACAAATTTAGATATATAAAGCCGTTACTAGGTCGTGAATTTAAGCACGGCAAGACTGACTGCTTAACACTAGTGCGAGATGCGTACATGTTAGCAGGTATCGATTTACCCGATTACGAGCGTCAAGATGGTTGGTGGCATAACGGGCAAAATCTCTATTTAGATTTGCTACCTAAAAATAACTTTGAACAAGTTGAAGATGTCCAAGAAGGCGATATTATTTTAGTTTGTCTAGGTTCAACAACCCCCAATCACGCTGCTATCTATATCGGCAATCAGTTCATTTTACATCATTGTTCAAACCGACTCTCAAAAAGAGATTTATACGACGGATTTTGGCTTAAATACACACATTCAATCTGGAGGCATAAAAAATGGCAATCATTCGCTTTTACGGCAATCTTAAACAATATGGCGATAAGTTCACTATGAGCGTTGAAACAGCAGCGGAAGCATTAAATGGCTTATATTGCCAGATAAAAGGCTTGAAAAAGCAGATTATGGATGGCTATTTTCGAGTACGAATTAACGGCGTAGATATGAACGAGGACAATTTACAGTTCGGTCTACATAGTCGAATACCACAAGATGCCATTATTCACATTGTACCCCAAGTTGCTGGAGCTAAAGGCGGCTTTTTAAGTGCTATAGCGGGAGCTGTTATGGTTGTTGTTGGTGCGTGGACTGGTCAATATTGGTTAGTTGGTATGGGTGTTGGGATGATGGTTGGCGGTGTGGCCATGATGTTAACCAAATTACCAAAAACGGACAAATCAGCTGACGGTGGCACAAATAAAAACACCTATTTTTCTAATCTGGACAACACGATAGCGCAGGGCGCACCTGTACCGCTTTGCTACGGATTAACAAAAATCGGCTCTAAAGTTCTATCGCAGGGGCTTGAGACGTTGGACGACGCAACGAATGCAGATAAAAAACCATCAACACCAATTCCGTGGGATGAAATCATAAAGGGGAAGAAAAATGGGTAAAGGATCAAAAAAGGCGAAAACGCCGAAAGAAGCGCAGGATAACCTGAAATCACATCAACAGCTTAGTATCATTGATTTATTGTGCGAGGGACAAATAGAAGGTCCATCAAATGGTCTACAGAGCGTCTTTTTAAACGACACGCCAATCCAAGCACCCGACGGTTCATATAATTTTAAAGGGGTTGAGGTTGAATGGACGGCTGGGACTCAGTCACAAGCACCACTTGAGGGGTTTCCAGCAACTGAAAACGAAGTGCCTGTGAATTTAGAGGTAAAAAATTCAACGCCGATTGTGCGCACTATTACCGATCCAAACATCGATAGAGTACGTGTAACTGTGGGCGTGCAGTCGTTAAGTTCAACCGATAATAAGGGCAACATCAACCGAACTTCTGTTAGCATGGAAATACAAATCGGCGTTGGTAGCATATGGAAAACGGTAAAAACGGTTGATTTAATCGATAAAAAAACACGCTCACAATATTTAACATCAGTTATTTTAGATGATTTACCGCCAAAACCGTTTAATATTCGAGTAGTGCGCAGAACACCAGATAGCACGTCATCATTGCTAGTTAATAACACGCTGTGGAGTTCGTACACTGAAATCTATGATACTAAATTTTCATACCCGAATACTGCCGTTGTAGGGCTAAAATTTGATTCATCGCAGTTTAGCGGTGTGCCTCGTCGAAATTATCTGATTAAAGGTTTAATTATCAAGGTTCCTGATAACTACAACCCAGAAACGAGAGAGTATAAAGGGTTTTGGTCGGGCAATTTTAAACTTGCATGGACAAATAACCCCGCATGGGTATTTTACGACATACTAACTAATAAGCGTTACGGGTTAGGTGCTAGACTTGGTCAATTCGGTGTTGATAAATTTGCGCTTTACACTATTGCACAATATTGTGACCAGTTAGTCGATGATGGATTTGGCGGTAAAGAACCACGGTTTACTTGTAACTGTTATATCACAGAGCAACGCCAAGCGTACGATGTTATTCACGATTTGTGCTCAATATTCCGAGCCATGCCAATTTGGGACGGCACACAGTATACCGCAGTGATGGATAGACCAAGTGACCCTGTAGCAATTTATGCAAATGCAAACGTGGTAGAGGGGCAGTTCAACTACACATCAGCAGCGCAAAAATCACGGCATACTGCTGTGCATGTGCGTTATATTGACCCAAATAACAATTGGGAAACAACAACCGAATACGTAGCTGATGATGAGCTAATCAAGCGCTTTGGGCTGAATGTAGCGCAAATTGATGCGTTCGGCTGTACATCAAGAGGGCAGGCGCACCGGGTTGGTAAATGGATAATTCAAACCGAAAAATTAGAAACGCAAACAGTAACATTTTCAGTCGGTCGTGAGGGCATTCGCCACCTGCCGGGCGATATTATCGGTATTGCTGATAACGATTTTTCGGGCACAACAATTGGAGGGCGAATTTTAGCAGCAAATGATAGCACGATTACGTTAGACCGTGACATTGATATTAAAAATTTGAAAAATGCGTATTTGAGCGTAACTGATACAAATATGCAGCTACAAAAAGTCAAAATTCAAGCGCAAGTTAAACCCAATCAAATTGTTTTAGTGAGCAGCGTTAGTGTCGATGAGTATTCTGTTTGGGGGCTATATGACAATAAAATCAAACCTCGATTATTCAAAGCATTAACAATATCTGAAAACAGTGACGGCACTTACTCTATCACTGCGTTACAACATGAACCGCAAAAAGAAGCGATTGTTGATAATGGCGCTAAATTCGAAACAGAAAGCGGTACTATTTTTGGATGGTCAATTCCACCCGTCGAACAACTACAAGCCGAAGTTATTCCCGAATCTGATTTATATCAGGCTAGATTATCATGGTCCACACCGAGAACCATCCAAAATCTCAAATTTGAAGTAAAAGTGTATCGTGATGATAAATTGATTAGCAGAGAAACGGTTAATGATACTGAGTATTATCTATCGGACCTACAACAAGGTAAATTCAATGCGACCGTGCGAGGAGTGGCAGAAGACGGACGATTGGGTGATGAAACCACGATTGCATTTTCTATTCTGCCGCCAGCCAAACCATCGGGCTTGGTGCTAACACCTAGCGCATTTAATGTTGCTATTCGCCCAGTAATGACTTCCGTAGCAAGCCTGGGAACACAATTCGAATTCTACAAAGGCACAACTAAAGCCGAAGTTGAAGCTAAGCGCAATTATTTGGGTCGAGCTATGACATTGACTGATGTTGATTGCCAGCCAGATACTGAGTATTGGTACGGTGTGAATGCGGTTAATGTCGTTGGTCGTTCAGAAATGTTCATTGCTAACACTCGGACATTAATTGCAGAAAATGGAGCCGGTGGATTATTTAGAATTCAGACTCATGACGGTAAATTCCCGACAAATAACGATGATGCCACTCAAATGTTCTATCGTGAATTTGGTTTTTATCCAGCCCGTGATACCACATTGATAATTTATTCATTAGATGGTTCCGGCAAAGTTGCGCATTCAGAAGCTCGAATGTACAACGGCGCACAATGGGTTGAGCCAGCTATGTTTCTAGACGGTGATTTAATCGCAACTGGCACGATGAGAGGCGATAGATTAATAGCTGGTACTGAAATCAGAGCGCCGTTAATTACGGGTGGAAAAATGGTTGCAGGTAGCGTTATCAGTGCAGGTAATCCGCCTGCTTTTGAACTGCTTGATGACGGCACGCTAAACGCTAGACGAGCTAATATCTCGGGTAACATTTATGCAAATTCTGGGCAGCTCAACAATGTTGTGATTAATGAAAACTGCCAAATAAAGGGCGCATTAAACGTTGGGCAGATAAAGGGTAACGTTTTGTCTGCAAAAAATTATGTTTTCGATGTCGATATGTCATTTAATATTAAACCCCCGAATAATTTGAAACATATAATGAGCATTGAGGGGAACGGCTGCTGGCAAACGCTGTGCTTTGTTGGGACAACATTTGTGACCTGCGATAAGGGCAAATCATCTGAGATAACATTAAGATTTTTATTTAATAATCAGTTCTCGTTTGTTGTTGATCAATTAAATAATGACGGAAAAATAGAGAATCTGTGCGTATCTGTCCCACCCATGCCTCTGGGGAGTAAAATTGATATCAAACTACAGGGCGAACGTAGTAAATATTCGCAGATAGCTCAATGCAAAATCTCGTTCAATTCGTTAACGCTATTAATGAACAACTCAAACGGTTTTCTTGATTAATTAACAACTCATTAGAACAAGCCGCTACATTAGCGATTTTTTATTATCTGGAGAAAATTATGGCAAAAATATCAGGAATTTTAACAGACGGTGTGGGTAATATTATCAACAACTGCACTATCGAGTTATGCGCAAAAAAAACAACTAGCAAGGTGCTGACACAAACACAAGCGTTCCAAGTTGCAAACAACGGCAGTTACACAATGAACGTGTTGCCGTGTGATTATGAGGTAAAACTGATTATAAATGGATTTCCACCCAAAAAGCTCGGCGCAATTCAGGTTTTTGCAAATTCGAAAAATGGCACGCTGAATGATTTTTTATCAAATCCGCTGGAGAATGAAATTACGCCAGCCGTTGTACAGCAGTGCGTTGATGCTCGCAATGCGGCAAATAAATCAGCAGATGAGGCTAAAAAATTTGCATCGACAATTGATACAGCAACATTGGTTAAAAAATCTGGTGATGAAATGACTGGAACATTGCGAATCAATGACGGTGATAAATCAGCAATGCAATTACAAAACGCTGCTGGGCAAATCTGGCAACAGCGCACATTTGCGGACGGCAGTTTTTGTTTTGAGCGATATAATTCTGATTTAAATCAGTGGATTAGGTTTTTGAGGTACGTAGAGCCTGAGAATTCATGGAAATTTGAAAACGTTGATGATGTTACAATTAACAATAAATCAATTTTGAAAACAGGCGATTTCGGTATCGGTTCAAACACAGGCATCTCAGTTCCTAATTTAGATGATAAATTGCCGACCGCGTTTTATTATACAACAACTGGCGAAATAGCTAATTTGCCATTTTCTGGTGGTAAATCATCAGCATCGCTATTGCCACTACCGACTAGTTCGGCGACATGGGCCGTCGAAATGCTATCAGTTGTAAACGGTAAAACACCGAAAATTTTCTATCGATGTTCAACGTCAAGAGGCAAGGAGAGCTGGCATGAAGCGATTACAACAGCGAATTCAACAACTGATAGCAATGGTTTTCTAAAAAAAGCGTCGCCGATCCTACGTTTGTTTGCGACTGAAAATATTGATGATATTGATGATTTTAAAAAATCGGGCTGTAGTTTAGTGAATGATTTAGCCGCTGGCGTGACAGCTAAACGAATTGATATCGGGCACTACGAAATCAGCGGTAGTTTGGGTTTTGCAAAAGAGGGGTGGTATATTACATTACCAGAGGACGCTAACGGCAATAAAAAATTTTTTGCTGAGTACTCAACTGATGAAAACAACATCATCACAGTTAAAACATACACACGAAAATTTGATTTTGAGAGCTGTCAAATTGTTGCCGGTGAGCCAATTGACATAACCGCAGGACGATGGATAGACATTCGATTAGAGATGCCCGTTGTTGATGTTATTGAGAATGAGGAGCCGATACCGAGCACGTTAAATCCAGTTATTATTAACAATGATGAAAACTAACTAACTAACAAAACACACTATCAATTTTCAATTTCACATACTCAACAGCATTATCTAGCATCACAAAATCGGCGATATCGTATAGTGTTTTCTGCGTTTGATAGAACACATAATTGTGATCGTCATAGCTGTTGATAATGTAGCATTCGCCAGATAATTCTATTTCGTAATCATCTGGCGTCATTCTAATGTAAATTGGTAGTGTGTAGTTTATTGTTATCAT